TAAGCGGGGAAATCCCGCCACGATACTAGGGGTATTCCCCTAGTGTGCTGCTCCATTTCCAAATTTTATCTGTGCTACCTTATCTTTGAGTATCTCCACCTTGGACTCCAGCGCTTCTATTCGCTGTCGGTAGAAGTCTAGAGTAAGTGCCTGTTGTCTATCGAACGGAGCATTGCCGTCCTCAATATTCTTTAGTAGCTTTTCAAACTCGCCACTCAGATGTTCGATAAGCATGAACTGCTCCGCATCCGCTGGCAAACTCCCGAGCGTTCCTCTAGGCCACTCTAGAGTGAAGGTCGAGTTCTTTGTTACATCTGCCGACATCAGAATCTGATTTGTCTCGATAACATTTAACCGTTCAAGAAGCCCAAAGTATCCCCATGCTCCTACACATACTGCGCCTATTAAACCAATGAGGTTCCTTACCGGCATACCAACATTTGTTTTATCGCTTAATGCGACAATATCATCCGCCGCCACTTAACCACCTAGTGAATAGTGAACCTCCTATTCCTGACAATCCCACAGTAGCTAATACCACCCCAATTCCGATTCCACGGGTGCGTTCCAGTTGTTTATCTAGCTTATCCAACCTGTCGTTCTGTTCGCTCACCATAACCTGAAGATTATCGACCTTCTGAATTAATTTTCCAATCTCAAGATCGCTAACCTCGCTCATAGTTCGTTTCCTATAATATCCTTGCGTCTGTCTGATCTGTTTGCTGGCCTGTCATCAGACCAAAGTACCGGGCCACCTGAGAATATGAGGCAAGCGGTTTCGTCTTTTACTCCCACCAAACTGAATGTTCCATCTTCTCCACCGTCCACAGTCAGATAGATATCTACCCCACCTCTGGTTTTGGTCAGGATTGCCCTGATAACTTCCCCATACTGATGTTCGAGGAAGTAAAACATCCCAGCAGAATCACGACTGCAATACAACATGAACTGGGCAGGAACAGCTTGGGTTCCCGGTGGGGGTAATACGTTCTGCCTTTGCTCTGCATGAGCAACCCCCATAAAAAATATTATGGAGAATATAAGTTTCTTCATGGTGCAGTAAACACCATTCTTATCTCAAGACCTAATGTACTATTCGCTACTGCATCTACGTCTATTCTAATAACATCAGCAGTAGATACTCCGTTATTTCCACTAATTACAGGGGGAGTTGCCGCAGTGCTTGAGTCTTTTTCACTAAGATCAATAGTAATAGGAGTAGACAACATATCATAACCTGTAGTTATATTATGTATTTGAACATTTGTAATACTTCCGCCATCTCCTACTGTATACACATGAGCCTGTGCAGTATATAAATTCTTACCATTAAGCGTAGAAGGTACAACAAAATGGGTTATCCCATCTCCAGTAGACGGCCCAATAGTATCAGCAACACATTTTATTATTACAGTTCTTTGTGCAAAAGATTCTACATTTTGAGGTAGAATTGATTTTGTAGTTCCTGTTGAATTATCATAGAAAGAAAACTTATCAACCGTTTCATCTATTGTAGTATCTGTAGTAAGATTAGGAATAATCTCCTGTTTGGCGGTATTAAGATTTGTAAGATTCCCATCCATTTCTCCAAATGTAAGTGGAGAACCTTTAGTTTCTCTAAGTGTTATATCAGCCATAATTAATCATCCGTGGTATACCCTGATACCCAATAGTAATTTTGTACATAAGGAAGAGCGCCATATGGAAAATCCCTTGGCTGTGGTTCATAGAATTTCCTTCCATTCACCATTCTATATGCAACACGCCGAGGAGAATAATCTCTTCTTCCTATTCTTCTTAATCTCCTCATTAATATGCCGCCTCCATTTCAGGTTCTAAAACTCTCCCTCGCCTCATTCTTGGAGGAACTGCATCCATATCATATATCCTAGACAAGGCGTCTAGAAAATCTGGATGAATAGTAGGGAATAAATTGTACTCATTATCTTTCATCCACTTAGTAAGATCATATGTCTTACGATTCTCATCTATACATATAATCTTTTTAGAGATAAGAAATGTTTGATTTCTATCCTTATAGTCTAATTGGTTAGAAGTTAAATATTTCTCATCTGTAGGATAAGGAAAGAAAAAAGAACCGTCCTTCAGGTCTGGCTCCAGCCTTTGTATCCTGTCTTTTTTAGATTGAGCACCACCACCCCCAACCCAGTTTAATTCGTACACTGGAAAGCTACTTCCATCAGATTGCATCATAGCCTTAAAGTGCTCTATATCTGATTGAGCGCCATATCGCTCATAGCCTACTTTGACTTCTCTGACACCAGCGGCCCTTTTCCACTTTGCTCTAAGGCGCTTAAGATAAACCCACTTCTCAGATAAAGTCATCCTATGACAGCAACCATCAAGAAGATACTTATTATAATTAGCATCTATCCCGACCACAGCCATGGCAGTTCTGTTCGATTCCTTTTTCTTAGAGTGAGCAGGGTCAACCATAATATAAACATTTATAGTATAGGGACGAACTTCCCACTCTCGCCACCATTCATCCTTAAATGATACGTCACTACCAGCTATTGGATTTAATAACTGTTGACACGCTACCGTATACGTAGACGTTGTCTTCTTTATCTCTTCCCATCTTTCTTTAGTTAGAAAGATCGGGTCTCCATCCATCTGACCATTATAGGTTGCAGGATGTACTCTAGGTTTTACCGCCGCCCTTTGAAGAATTGTTCCATACGTGTCACCATAAGAATACCTTGTTCCGGCATATTGGTAACGAGGATTATATGTTGACCCCAAGTTAAGAGATAACTCCCATTGGGTCGTAGTCTTTTTAATCTGCTCTGGGGTTGAAACAGATTCCTGAACTACAACATCATCATAAACAATAAGGGAAAAATGTCGTCCAGTAGGCTGACCATCGACAAGTCCGTGAGCCTCAACTGTTTGCTCTTTAGGATTAGACTCACGCTTGACACATATGCCTTCATTCTCAGCCCATTTAGGTGCTTGCTGTTTGGGTTTCTCGTAAAGTATATCTGGAAACAATTGTTGTAACCGTTCATTACCTTCAAACTCCTGCATAATCTGACGCAGGAACGGCTTTGCCTGACGAGCCGAATAGGAAAGAATTCCTATCGTGATGTCAGGATTACACAATACTTCCTGTACGCATCCTAAAAAAGTAATTATGGACGATTTATAATGGAACCGCGCCCAAAGGTCGAGGTGACTATCTTTGTCTCCTTCGACTTCTCTGCATCTATCGTATATCCACGGATGCAACATATCATGCCGATTACATATAAAAACACCAAGGTAGTAACGATCACACTGAGAGAGAGTCCGAATAAAAGAATCATCGATATTAGAATCACGATGACATTGAGCATAAGCCTCAATTGCTTCTTCATATGAAACTTCCTGTAAATATTCTGCAAGTTTAATCGCGGCTTTCGCGCTGTCATTTTTTACGAGAACGCTTTCCGCGATCATGTTTTGCATATTCTCTCGCTACCTTGAGTGGTGGACACTTTCCTTTTGCTTTTTTTCTCCCTTTAGGAGTGGCGCACATCGCCATAAACCGGGCTTGTTTTTTAGTTTTGCTAGGCATTGAGCATCTTGTCGTATCTAGCTTGGATGTTGGCTAACTTAGTTGTTAATGCATCACCAGTTAAAGTTTGATTGGCATTTAAATCGTGTTTAGTCTTCCAAATACTAGCGTCATCTTTCTGCCGTTGTGTCTTAAAGTCACCGGGACTCCATTGTCCTTCCTCAAACTGTTTCCGCCACTCTGGCCCTTCCTGAACACCAATAGGATTACCAGCCGCATCTCTCTGGACATACACATCAGTTGTGCCAGAACCCTGTCTACCACCGTCTATAGTGTGATCTTGCGCCCAAGATGAACCTTCGGTCATTTTATATTGACCAGACTGTAACTTACCTACCCATGGATTTCCTTGGCCTTGGCCTTGGGGTGAACCACCCATTTTATACGTCATCGAAAAAAGAACGTCATTAGGATTCTCAGCATTTTTTAATCTCTCTTCCCAATAAACAGCATCTCCCATATTTGCCCCTAAGTTAGCATTTACTTCGGACTGAAGAATATTTGTTCCAGCAATAAATAGACCACTGGTTCTTCTTCCTCCTACGCCGGGATCAGGTGGGGGATTAAAACCACCAGCGCCACCACCGCCAGCCATCTCCTCCTCAAGCAGGGTTGTTCCATTTGGAGTTGCAGGTGTAATTGTTCTTGTTATAGGATTATAAGGCGGTTCAACTAATGCATCTCCAGTTACACCGGGAGCATCCGCTAAAGTATCAGGCCAGAAACCTTGGTTTATTAGCGTGGTATCATCTATTATCGCGCCTATTGGCTTGCTATGCCTAAGAGATCGGGCATTCCCACCATATTTTGTAACGCCCTCATACGCAGAATTAGAATCAGCAAAGGCATACCATCGGCCTCTAATATATCCATAAGTTATAACTGCTGGAATTGCCATAATAATTACCTACGATTGATGATCAATCATTTTTTCAAATCGACCAACAATCTGATTTCTTTTCTTTATAAAGTCGCCCCATTGTGTGTCAGTTATACCAGCGGTATTACTTCCTCTCTTGATCTCACCAGTCGTCGCATCTCTTGATAGTCCATACTTATTCATATTGGCATTCATATGCAAATCACGCCATTTCTGAGCATCATTTCTAGCTTGCCCAGTTTTCCATGAGCCTACCTGACCCGGTGTAATCGCGCCTACAAATTGCGCTCGCCAAGGTGTTTCTACTCCAGCAGTAGTAGTAGCATCAACTGTTGTAGTAGTACCGTCTTGGTTTTGAATAGTAGTATTTGGCTCGAATACAGGAGCAACTTCAGGTTCAACTCTTTTAAACTCTCTTGTCCGTGTTCCCTGCCAGCCTTCGGTGTCTGGGTCAGTATCCGCTTCTTGTTTGCCGTGATACTCTGCGGCTAACTTAGTATGGAGTTGTTTATTCCACTTCTTTGTTCCACCAAGGTTATTTATCAGATTTCTGATCTGACCATATTTACGGTCTTTAGCCCACTCTATAATCTGATTCAGTTGCTCTTGAGTTCTAACTCCGTAATCGGCCCACTTAAACGCAATATCACCACCATATCTGGGAGTAGCCGCCGCTTCTGTCTTAAATTGCCTGTGGATTTCATTTGTCCAAGTACCTCCAGCCCTTTCAAAAGCCGCTTTAGCCCTAGCCATCATACCAGCATCCGCATATTGCTTGGCTAACGCAAGCAGTCCTTGCTTAGTCGGGTCAATATGATCATTCCAATTCCATGCCATCTTAATTCTCCTTTATCCAGTCCTTATAGTATTCCCAGAAACTATCTTCGTTAGATATTAAACGCCATACCTCATCTCCGTTTAATGCCCTAAAAGGCTCTGGATTTGTTTTAACGAAACTTACTAAACCAAAAAGTTCAGCGTTACCATCAATCTCGCTATGGGATAGTGCGTCCATCTACGGCTCTCCGTATCCTAATAATCTATTTATCTGTGCAGGAGTCATCCAACCTAGATTATTTATCCAATCACCGCTATCGAATCTCTGCCCCGGTTGTTTACCCATGAGTGCTCTCTGAGCATCCTTGTAATCATTGTACGAGGCGTTCCATCCTAATGCCAGTGGCCCCCAGTATCCTGCCCCAGTAGCGGCGGCTTGAGAACCGGGATACCAATCTTCATGCTCAAACTTTGTTTTATCCAGTTGCGATATGATATCACTACGAGCCGCCATATATTGCGCCATTAGATCAGGATCATTCTCTAGAACATTTTTCATTGCTTGAGAAAGACCTTCCAAGTAACCAGTGTTATACAGATCACTTGTTTCTTCTTCCTCTAACAATTGGCGGCTCGTGGCGTACCGACTTGTCAAGGGATTAACTATTGCGCCCTGTTTTCGGGCTTCTATCTCATGAGGGTAAGGCTTCCTTCCTCCAACCCTTAGTGTATTTAGTGCTCTTGTTAGTGCATGAGATTCTTCGGCAGTCATATTAAGACCAGCCAAGTACCCTTCATCCATAACATCAGCTTGTGTATCTTGAACTGTTGTATCAATAGAGGGATATGCCGCATCCATGGTTAATCCACTCATCTCTGCCGCTCGTCTAATTGCGCTAGTATTAGCTATTCCATCAACCTTGCTTACAGGATAAGGCTCAAAAGTACCAACGTCATTTGCGTCAATCGTTGACCTAAATCTGCCAGTGGGGTTTAGAGCAATGAGTTCAGCAAGTTCTTTTTGTGCTGTTAGATCATCTTCCGTATCTGTTAATGCTGTCCACTCTCCAGTTTCTGTATCATATATATCCGTAGTACCAAGTGGTGTTTCTACTTCAAAACTCTGAGTCCCTGATAAAATATCATCGAGAGGTAACGCATCATATTCTTCTGGGTCTATTAAACTACGTACAGCATCTGTAGTCGCACCCTGTATTCGATCTTTTATTACTTCTTTAGTATAGTCCTTACCATAGATTTCCGATAATTTATCTTGTGCGTCTTTTACCAGAGACTTGGATATAGTTGGTGTAATACTTTCTAGAGTCTCTTCAAAATCATCTTGAGCCGTTATTCGATCAAGATACTCATCGTGAGTTTCTCCCATCTTCATCCCAAGATGTATAGTATCGCCAGTATCATCCATTACACTTATCTGCTGAAGCAATGGGTCTTCCATGTATCCCTGACCTAACAATCCTTCACCTGCCATATAGGTTCGCCCACGCATCAAGTCCCTAACAACTTCAGGAGAATGCTGGGCAAGCCGTGCTAGTATACTCTCACTATAAGGCATACCACCTAATATAGTGGCATCTTGAAGATGCCCAAGTGGATCAACAGGTGTACCTAATCGAGAAGTTACGCCCGGAATATCTGCTTCAACTTTATCGGCATCAATTGCTAATGCATTTAGATCATAACCAATATCTTCTAGAGTGGGATCAAAGCCATTTGACATATCAGTATCCCTTAGACTTTACCTTCTTTT